AATAGAATTAGGTCAGGCGTTGGAGTTATCGCTTCTACAGGAACAGTAACTTCTAATAGTGTTAGGACAAGAACGACATCAGGTTCTATATCAGCAACAGCAACAACAACTGCACTAGGTGGCTTTACCGCATCAGGAGCAGGTAGTATTAGTGCAACAGCATTAGCTTCATGTAGTGCAAATGCAATATTAGTAGGCGTAGGTCGTATTTTAAGTTTAGCATCTCTAACCGCTAAAGGTTATAGACTAGGTGAGGAATGGTCTACTTCTACCGCAGGCACAGAAACATGGTCTACAGTTTCAGCAGGTGTAGAAACTTGGACAAATGTAACAGCAGGAACAGAAACATGGAGTAATGTAGCAGTAGGCTCTAACACTTGGACAGACACTTCTTCTAGTAGTAACACATGGCTTCAACAAGGATAAATTAAGGACTCAACATGGCAAAGACAAAAATTTCAGAATACTCAACAACCGCTGCAAGTAATACGGATATTGATAGCACCGATATTAATGAGGGATGTGCGCCTTCAGGGATAAACAACGCTATACGTTCCCTAATGGCTCACCTAGCTGTAGACTATAACGCTACACAAGCCTATACCACTACAGCAACTGCGGCAGGTACAACTACACTTACTGCATCTAGCACACTATTACAATTCTTTACAGGCTCTACCACACAAACAGTCGTATTACCTGTAGTCACTACCTTATCAACTGGACAACGCTACGAGATACATAATAACTCGTCAGGTGCTATCACAGTAAACTCATCAGGTGGAAACCTAGTGGCTACTGTCCCAGCAGGCGTTACTACAGTTTGCACTTGTATCTTAATTACAGGCACAACTGCTGCTTCTTGGGATGCTGATATACAAGGCTTCACTACTACACTTCCTATAGCTCAAGGTGGTACAGCAGCTTCAACTGCGGCAGGTGCTAGAACATCACTAGGTTTAGTGATTGGTACAGATGTGCAAGCGTTTAGTGCAAACACAGCTTTTCTTAATACTGCACAAACATTTACAGCTTCACAACGAGGCACAATTACTGTCTTAACAGATGGTGCTACTATTACACCTGACTTTGCTGTGACTAATAATTATTCAGTTACACTCGGTGGCAATAGAACTTTAGCAAACCCTACTAACATTACTGCTGGACAAAGTGGCTCTATCTTTGTATCACAAGATGGCACAGGCTCACGCACACTAGCTTATGGCACTTACTGGGACTTTGCTGGTGGCACAGCACCTACATTATCAACTGCTGCTTCTTCTGTAGATCGCATAGACTATGTAGTCAGAACTGCTACTTCTATCCATGCAGTATTTACCGCTAATTATAGTTAAGGATTACGAATGTCAATTATTGGCTCAAATATATTAGCTGGTGCTAGTGGACAAGCAGGTTATAACCTAAACAACTCACTTCGCTTTAGAAGTAGTGCATCTGCTTACTTAAATAGAACTCCAGCAAGTACTACAAATAGACGCACATATACTTATTCATTTTGGACTAAATATTCAACAGGCTCTTCTGATGTAAATGTATTCTCAACTTATGGTGGAAGTAGTAGTCAATTTTTTACTATTGGTTTTTCTGATAGCGGAAAATCATTAGATATTGACCAGTTTAATGGTTCAACAAGAGATTTTAGATGTTATACAACTCAAGTATTTCGTGACCCTTCAGCTTGGTATCATATTGTTGTTGCAGTAGATACAACTCAAGCAACATCATCTAATAGAATAAAAGTATATGTAAATGGTTCACAAGTAACTGCATTTGCAAGTGCAACATATCCATCATTAAATTTTGATACCTATGTAAATACAACTCAAGCATCTAATATAGGTAGACGAGTTGATATTCCTGGTCAATACTATGATGGCTACCTAGCAGAAGTAAACTTCATTGACGGTTCTGCTTTAACACCATCATCATTCGGTGAAACAGATACAACTACAGGTTCATGGAAACCTAAAGCCTACACTTCTACTTATGGCACTAATGGCTTCTACCTTAAATTCTCTGACATAGCTACTACATCAGGTTCTAATGCAGGTCTAGGTAAAGACTTTAGTGGTAACGCAAACTACTGGACAACTAATAACATATCTGTAACTGCTGGCTCAACCTATGATGCTATGACAGATGTGCCTACATTGACATCAACAACGACTGCTAATTATGCTACTTTTAGCCCATTATGGACACCATCACCTAATGTTCCTTATAATGGAAATTTAACTGTAGGAAATAATAATTATTCTATAGCGACAATAATATTTCCAACATCAGGAAAATATTATGCAGAAATATTTATAAATAATTATGTTGCTTCATCACAAATTCAAGTAGGTTTTGGTATTCCTGGCGGAACTGGATGGAGTAGCGATAATACTTGGTATCAAAATGGTTTGGTTTATAAAAATGGAGTAAGTCAAGGAACGATAGGTCAAACATTTACTACAAATGATAAATTAGCAATAGCAGTTGATATTGATAATACTACTGCATATTTTTATAAAAATAATACTTTATCGCATACATTAACAGGCATTACAAATATTTCATCTTGTAGTTTTTTAGCTTATGCTTCTGTTACCAATACTGTTGTTTCATGGAATTTTGGACAACAACCTTGGTTTTATACACCACCTTCAGGCTATGTAGCACTAAACACATATAACCTACCTGATAGCACTATATTGCAAGGTAATAAGTATATGGGAGTTTTAACATATACAGGAAATGGCTCTACAAGTGCTACTCGTTCTGATACATCTTTAGTTAATTTTACACCTGACTTTGTATGGATTAAAAGTAGGTCATCAACAAATAATCATAATTTATATGATATTACTAGAGTTGTTAGTAGTGATTATAAAAGATTATATTCAAACCTTACAAATGCTGAAGAAAGTTCAACTTATTCAGGCGCTACAAACTTAAATAGCTTTGTAAGTGGTGGTTTTACTACTGGTGCTGGTGGTGATACAAATACTAACGCAGCTACTTATGTAGCATGGTGTTGGGATGCTAATGGCTCTCCAGTATCTAACACTAATGGCTCTATTACATCTACTGTATCTGTAAACACAACTGCTGGGTTTAGTGTGTTTACTTATACAGGAAATGCAACTGCAAACGCTACTATTGGACATGGACTTGGTGTTGCTCCTAAAATGTTTATTGTTAAAGCTAGAAGCACTACAAGTGAAGGACTTACATATCATGCTTCAACAGGAAAAGATGGATTTATGCAACTTTATAATACAGATGCATTTACATCTAGTGCAAATTATTGGGGTTCAACAGGACCAACATCAACTACTATTCAAATTAATGGTGGTGGTGGAGTAAATAATAGCGGAACTACTTATGTAGTTTGGTGCTGGGCAGAAATAGCAGGGTTTAGTAAGTTTGGTTCTTACACAGGTAATGGTAGTGCTGATGGTCCGTTTGTTTTTACAAATTTCCAACCTAAATTTGTAATGTTTAAACGCACAGACTCAACAGGCAGTTGGGAAATTCAAGATGGAACTAGAAGTACATATAATGAAATTTCACAAGAATTATATGCAAATTTATCAGACGCTGAATATAATGATGTTGCTAATAATACTGATTTTTTATCTAATGGATTTAAACCAAGAAATAGTACAGTTGGTTCAAATAACAATGCTTCAGGCGGCACATATATATACATGGCATTTGCCTCTAATCCATTTAAGAATTCTAACGCACGCTGATGGCTAAACTTATAGACATGATAGGTAAGAAATTTCATAGACTTACTATTGTTTCTAGAGCTGTTAATGAAGATACTAGAGCAGCGTGGAATTGTGTTTGTGACTGTGGTAATACTATAACTCTTAATGGTAAGCAAATAAGAAGTGGTCATACCAAGTCTTGTGGTTGTTATCGTAGAGATGTAACTTGTCCACAACAAGGTAAAGCCAATACTAAACATGGTTTATCAAGAACTAAAGGTTATGCAAGGTATCATAGTCGTTTAAGAGAAATTGCAGAAATTAGACAAAGACCTATATGGGCTAACCTAAAGAAAATTATGGAAATATATGTAAATAGACCAGAAGGTTATCATGTAGACCATATCATACCTCTACGAGGAAAAACAGTATCAGGACTTCATGTAGAAAGTAACTTACAATACTTACCAGCATTAGAGAATATGAAGAAACATAACAAATTTATAGGAGTGTAACAAATGTTTTTATTAAACGGCAACAAACTTCCAGAAGGCACAGCGTTTAAAGATGCTGAAGGCAATCAATACCCAGCTAACTGGTTAAACCTCTCTACAGAAGAAGAAAAGAACGCTATTGGTATTACATGGGTAGCTGACCCTGCGCCTGTAGATACTCGTTTCTACTGGGACACAAACTTACCTAAAGTTCTTGAAGATCAACTAGAAGAAGATGGCTCTACCACTAAAGGACTTAAAACTCAATATGTAGCTCAAGTAAAAGACACAGCAGGTAAGCTACTTAACGCTACAGACTGGTATGTTATTCGCAAAGCTGAACGCAATGTAGAAGTACCTTCAGAAGTAGCTCTAAAACGCACACAAGTGGTTGCAGAGGCTAATAGATTAGAAGTTGGTATCAAAGCATCAACTACTGTAGAAGCTCTTATAGAGGTATTAAACGCACAAAACTGGGGTGAGTAATGGCAACTCAAAGAGTAGCATTTACAGAATGGTTACCAGACCAACCTTCTACGACTGGAGCTTTATTAGAGGCTAATAACGTCTATCCACTCACAGTTGGATATGCACCATTTCCTGCATCAGCAGACTTATCTAGTGCTGCTAGTGAGGCTCTTAATAACGTAGTAGCCGCTAAATATCAATTATCTACAGAACTCTTTGCGGGTGGTGCTACTAAATTATTCAAA